AGCTGTAGGTAAAGAATTACCAAGATCATTTTCTTCTCTCGTGCGTGATATACCCCGAAATGAAGTGAATCAACCTAATAACGTAGATACTGGAACGGATTTGAATAACAATGAGAATGGTATAAACCCTAATTTTGTAAAAACCTCTGAAGAAGATGGAGGTTTATACAACGAAGAGGTTAATACAAAACCGATTGTTAATGAAACTTCTTCCACTGGAACGGAAGAAGGTTTAAACACACAGTCCTCTAGGTATATAGAGGATAATCAAAAATTTTGGGAGACATAACCATTGCACAACAGAAACATATGCGTAACTATTTATCAGGAAAAGCACCCCAAAGAAGATAGTCCACTAGCTACTGTGCGTTACACAGAGTATTCAGACAGATTACGGAGTAAAGTTCTTAAAGTAAATCAGGTTGAATACTACGATAAAGAGTATTTTCATAGCCAAGTATTACAAGCAGTTAGTTTTGGTTTAGATGTTTCTATATCCACACAACTCAGCGTATTATCTTTACATAAGAAGCTAAGTAACTGGACAAAGTAAACTACTGTGCTACAGTAATAAAACACTTATTTAAGGTTCTCCCATGACCTCAACAATTACTAAACAAGAATATTCTGTATATTACGGAATATCAGAACTAAAAAGATTGCGTACTGCACACAGTATTGCATTTGATACAGAAACACTACAGCTACAACCAGAAGAAGGTAAACTCCGACTCATTCAGTTGGGCTGTGCTTCATCACGAACCATAGTAGTTATTGACTGCTTTGATCTTGACCGTAGTGATTGGAACTATATAGAGGATTTTTTCTCTAGCTTTGATAGATATTGGCTTGCACATAACGCAGTGTTTGATCTTGGTTGGTTGCAAGAACACGGCATACACCCACAAGGATTTGTTCGTTGCAGTATGTTAGCCAGCAGATTACTTACTAACGGTATTCCTCAAACTAAGCACGGTCTTGATGCACTAGCTAAAAGACAGCTTAATTTAGACGTATCCAAAGAACAGCAGAAGTCTGATTGGGGAGTAGATGTACTATCCAAAGCTCAGATTGAATATGCTGCTAAAGATATTGAGGTACTACTTGAACTAGATCAGGTATTAGATCAAAAACTTAGAAATGCTCAACTACACAGAGCATACACTTTGGAGTGCAGAGCCTTACCAGCTATGGCACAAATGTGGAGAGTAGGTCTACCTTGGAATAAAGAAGAGTTAGAGCAATGTCGTATCGACTATGAAGATGACATTAAAGAATTGGGTAAAGAATTTATCAGAGAGCTTGATAATGACTTACCACCTGAACATAAGTTACCTAGAAATGAAGATGGTACATTTAATCTTCGTGCGAAAGACGAAGGTTCTATCAGACTAGGCACTAAAAAGTATGCAGGATTTAATATAAAAAGCTCTAAACAATTACTAGAAAAACTTGAGTTAGTTCTAGGTTATACACCAGTGAATAATGATGGTAAGCCTAGTGTTGCGAAAGATGCTTTGAAGAACTGTGCTGCTGATTCTCCTACGATCCAGACACTTATTACCTGGAAACGTAGAGAGAAGCGTAGACAGATGATAGAAAGCATACAGGATAAGATGTCAGATGACGGGTTTGTTAGAGCATCTTATATGCAGTTGGGTGCGGATACAGGCAGAATGTCCAGTATAAAACCTAATAATCAACAGATACCAAGAGACTCAGAGTTTAGACAGTGTGTACAGTCTCCTGAAGGCTGGAAAATAGTTGATGCTGACTTCTCACAGATGGAGTTACGTCTTGCTGCTGCACTAGCTAAAGATAAAAATATGACTGCTGCATTTCAACGTGGAGAGGATCTACACGACTATACGGCTGAACAAATGGGTTGCGATAGACAAATAGCTAAGTCAGCTAACTTTGGTTTATTGTATGGTGCTGGAGCAGAGGGTCTACGAAAGTATGCTGGCAGTAGTGGTGTAATTATGACCAGTGACGAAGCTATAAAGATTCGAGATAACTGGCTTAATACATACAGTGGTATTCGGGATTGGCAGAAAGAAATGAACTATTTGTCACGATCCACAGAGAATGATGAATGGCCTGAGACTAGAGTTCCAGTATCTAATATGCGTAGATTCTTGAAGGGTGATCTTAATAGAACTACTGTAAGATGTAATACACCAATACAAGGTGCTGGTGCTGCTATATTAAAGTGCGCTTTAGGTAACTTGTGGACCAAAGTAAAAGAAACAGGTGAAGATAAAGTTAGGATTGCAGCAGCCGTTCACGATGAATTGATACTTCTTGTTAAGGAAGATTTAGCAGATGAGTGGGCTCAAATTCTTAAAACTA